ATAGTTAAAACCGCGGAGGGTACTGCTGGGTGAGGCGTGGCTGCTGCTTCTGGAGCCAATGTTAGCGTAGTAACGTCTACCGAAAACATAAGTTCTATATATTCATTAGCAGTTAACGCTATATTGTAATTCCAATGCAAAGCGTTTCGTTGACCATTATCATGTGTTGAGTAAGCATGAGCAGAATTAGCTACATTAGCGCCATTCTTAGCTATCCAAACGTGCATTTCTTGAGCGCTAGCACTACTACTTAGTTTTTGCCCTGTAAATGATATATTGTAAATACCTGGCTTCTCTACAGTAAATGTCGTACCACCTGTACCACTTACTACAATACCGTTTTGATTAACTGTGTTACCAAATTTAATTTTATACGCCGTGTTTATACTAGCTGCTGTTTGAGTTGTAGTGTCATAATAAGACGCTGTAGGTACATTAAGTTGTGCCGCACCTAAACTATTACTGAGAGAGTTTAAGTCCCCATCAAGACGGTTAAAGTAAAGACGTAGAACATCGGCAAAAGTATTCTGAAACCTTGGATCGTACAAGGTTGTAGCTTGTGGTAATGCTGGTGCTCGTACATTATAGAATGGCATTAGCGTCTACCGTCCGGTCTAACATCAATACGTGGGCTACCCAGTTGCCATTTAACTCCTAATCCGTCAGAGCTAATTCTAAGCGCCATCTGTCTAGCACGGGCACGTAAGAAGATTTGATCTGTGTATACCCCAACTGAAGTCTCAACTACATTAGCGCTGTCTGACACATCTGATTGGAATGTAGACCCAGGGAAGTTTCTAGGTCTTACTTGGAAGTTAACTTCTGGTTCTGCTGCTTCTGACTCGGTGAAGTTTAGATCTGGAATAATACGCCTGCTAAGCATAAATTGATCGCCATCATCAAGATCAAAGTCAGAAGACTGAATATACGACTCCATTGCCACTCCATCCGAATCTACCCCATATTCTTGAAAGAAAATATTACCGTCAGCAACGTTCTGTCCTGTTGTCACTGCTTGTGGAAAGTCTCTTAGAGGGCTGTCAAGCCACGCTGTACGTTCCATCGTACCATAGTACCAAATCTCTTCTAGGTGGTTATACACGACATAACGGTCGTTCCAGTTAGATGCTTCACTTGGGTAGAACCACCATATCTCGTTATACCCTTCATTAGTGCCACACACAATCTGATCTGACTGATTATAGTTTATATCTGTAAATACATACTCTCGAACACTACAAGGCAACGTCTGGATCGCACCTGTGTAAGCATAGAACTTGTCATGCCCCATCCAGTACACTTGATTATTAACCGCTACACAGCCACGAGGTGACAGCATAGATATATTATCCGCTAACTCCTGCAAGCCAAACACATCGGTAGTGCCTAAGAACTGTAATGAATACAGCTGACCTTCAGTCCAGACCAGTATCTCCTGTCGAGTAGCCAGTGCCCGTACGATCCGCGACCCTCGTGAAACCCTTATAAATCCAGCACTATTAGTAACCGCCGGAGTAAAGTTCTTTGGTTCATCTTGGTTAGACCAACGTATAAGCAGTAAGTCAGGGTCTCCTCCACCAAATGGAGTACAACCAAAAGCCAGTAAGTGCTTATCGTTCTGAGAAACTAGCGTCTGCATAGCTAGTAAAGGCACATCAGTAGCGCCACCGAGAGAAGACAAAAGTACCGCACGAGTACCTAGCGACACACCCGCATCAGCGTTAGTGCCTCGTTCCCAATAGTAAATAGGGCCGTTACGTATGGTAGCAACAATGTCATTATCAAAGTTATCTAACCACCAATCACGTTGTGGCAAATCAACGGGTACTGTAGAACCAAGACCCCAAAAGCCTCTAGCGTAAGTGCCTGTACCCCAACCATAGCCTTCTACCAATAGCTTATTACCTGGGCTAATTTCAAAAACAGCAGTTATAGATGTGCCTCCACCAGCAGCAACGGTAGAGGTAGCTGCGGTATCTACGGTAATAACAAATGTATCTACATCAATAACGTCAATTACGTGATCTTTGTTTAAGTCATCTGCGGGTACACCACCAACAGCTGCGGAGCCAGTAATAGATACAGTATCTCCTGTGTTTCCTCCGTGGGCTGCAATAGTTACCGTTACTGTAGTAGATGTATCAGTAGTAGCAAAACAATTGTCAGTGTCTGTTGTGCCATACGTAGCTCGTGCAGGAGTAATGTTATAAATAATTCCACCTACCTCAATGTACAATTTTGAGTTAGTGCCCAGAACTAAGAAGTTATCAAGAAATGAAGTGACGTAGTTCATCATCTGACGACACACACCGTTAAACTCTTGAGTTGTCTGTTTAACCCAACCGCCTATCTTTTGTGGTAAGCCTGAAAAGAAACGGACTTTATCTGCATCGTACCAACCACCTTCATTAGAGTAGTTAGTTACGTTTCGATTTAATCCTGGTCTGAACTGTAACTTTATAAACGCCATATTTACACCAATTCAAAGTGAGGCCCATCAATAAACGGTCTTCTATTTTGCAATCTACGCATATCAATATAGTTAGTCATAGCTTGTTCCATAGTACCTTGCCATTCGCATATATTACTTGTAGTCCAAGCACCGCCCCATCGAACTGCAACACCTAGTTCAATAGCCGCTTGTCTCATAGCGTCAGCTATATCGTCGTACAAACTTAACTCCCAAGATACTCTTGGGCCTATGTAAGCAACAAGATCAACAGCACTACCAGTTATATGCTTGCTTTTCATAGTTTTGCTGGCACCTCGATCAACTAGCTCTTGCTGTTTTTCTATAGTTCTAAGCCCTTCAATCACTCCAAAATCAACTTTTGTGTATGTTATAGCTGATTGAACTACTGCTACTAATGCGTCGTCAACACCTTCTAAACGATCTAAACTTCTTTGAGATAACTTAAATGTCATATTACTTATCTTTTTTTGTTTAACATATCAAAAATAATTTTTACTTTGTCTTCCAACACTTTAACTCTAATAGTTATCTCCGCACGAAAAGCTATTGCTATAGCGGCGACAGCAATAAACCCTGATATAACAGGCCAAAAATCCATAAAGCTAGTCATCTTCCTTGCCCTCGATATTTTTTAAAACTCCGTTTATCGCATTTACTGCGAGGTCTAGAATTGACCGAACTCCCTATGGACGTTTTCTTTTTTATCTTGGTTCTAATAGGTGCGTCTAGCTTAAGTCGTGCCATTATTTCGCCACATGTTTATATTTTTCAAAACTACGAAGTCCACCCAATCCTAGCATACCCATAAGCACAGTCATTAATTGACCCATGTCGAAATTAGGTAGAGGAGGTACTTCCATACCATAGGCAGCGAGACCAAAAATAGCCAAAGGCTGGAGCACAAAATGATAAGCAAAGGCAGCGCCGCACACCCAACCCACAAATGGTCTCCAACCACCTTTCCAAACTGAGTTACTAGCTGCTTCAGCTTTGTTAACTTCAACCTGTGCAAGGGCAAGTTGCTGTGCATGCCTGTCTGCCATCGTCGAAATTTCATGCGCTAACGCTGCTTTCTTATCTTTATCTTCAACAAACTTATCTAAAAGCCCTGTTACAGGGCCAATGAGTGCGTTAAGTAGAGCCATAGTGCCTCCTTATTTTTCACACTTACATACATCAATAAACTTAGATACTACCCATACTAATGCTTGTTTAATTTTAGTCCAAACCCAAATACAAGCGTTTTTAATCTTACGCATATTATTCTCCTAAAGTCTTAGCTCCAGCTTGTGGAACTGATGTAGCCCATATTGATGTAGATTGTCGAGGTTGCCAAGGCTCCCCACAGTTACTACATGTGCCTGTGCTTTCTTCATGCTCACTTACAGGATCACCACAATGGGCGCATACTACTTCTACTTCGTGTTTGCAAACGATTGTTCCGTCTACAGTTTCTGCTTCATATAAAGTTTTCATGGGGCTATACTCACTATAGTTACAAATCCATTTGCACCGTTACTACCACTAGATTCTCGGTTGGCGTTACCACCATTACCATTGCCTGTGCCGTTTTGACCTCCGGCACCTCCGTTACCTCCTTGATGCGCGGATTGACCTGTAGCACCATTAACACCATTTGGAGATCCACCTGCACCCCCAGCACCAGGAGTCCCTGCCCGACCACCCCCGCCACCAGTTGCAGATACAGTAGCAGAAGCAGCTACTACATTAGTTGTACCTCCACTAGAGCCATTATTACCACCCGCTTGGAACCCTGGATAAAAGCCACCAGCGCCACCAGTACCTACAGTAACTGTAAGTTCTTCTCCTGGGGTAACTGATACAGTTTGAGTCTCTATATATCCTCCAGAGCCCCCACCGCCACCACCGTGCAAGTCTCCTGTATGGACAGCTGATCCACCACCTCCACCAGCAGCATACACACTTACAGATACTTCAAATACTCCACCAGGAATGGTTACTGTTTGAACACCAATAGTCGCGGAAGAAAAATTTAAACTCTCAGGAAATACAGTTCGCCATGTACCATTGTCATTAACTTGTACTTTTTTTATACTTCTCCAAGTACCCGCATCATTAACAAAGATTTGTTGGGCTTCTACAAAAGTACCACTATTGTTTATTGATACAGACATATCAACCCTTAGAATTTATAGTGGATATCACCATTAGAACCGCCTGACGCATCAGACGAAGACAAAGTTCGAGTTCCTACAGCGTTACTTCCAACAACAAATGTATTAACTGTTACACCTGACATAGTACCACCAGTAATTGCTACACTATTTGCTGCTTGAGTAGCTATTGTCCCTAAACCTAATGAAGTTCTAGCAGTAGCATCAGCTTCTGCAACAAAAGTAGAACCGTTACCTACGATAAAATTACCGTCATTAACTGGGAGTGCACTAATTGCCGCAGTAACTGCACTAAAAGATTGAACATCTGTATTAATTGCAAGCCCTAAATTTGTTCGAGCAGCGGCGGCTGAAGAAGCTCCCGTACCACCGTCAGCCACAGCAAGATCAGTTGCGAGGGTTAAGGAAGATAGATGTGTGATCGCATCGAGGACATCCGTACCATTGTTAAATAGCAACATAGTCTTACCCGCCGGAACTACTATACCCGTTTGCCCTGAGACTTTTACAGTACAAGCATCCGCTAACCCATTGTTTACAACGTACATTTTTTCGATAGCTGGGACAATTAGGTTTCTCGCACCGCCTGATGTACCCGTAAGGTTCAGCCTCATATTTCGAGCAGCTTGTGTAGCATTGCTATCAGACAGCGTAAGAGTAACATCACCACTTGAAAACGAAACATCAGCGCTACCAGCGACGGCTTCTTCTAATGCAGTACCTAGGTTAGTATTAGTTACTACCCCCCAAGTATTAAGGTTCTCTCCAGTAGTCATTAACTGGATTTTTAAAGCGCTATATGTACTAGCCATTTTGTTTACCTTTAACTTTAATTATGTCTATTAAATACTTATACATATCAAATTCATACCATTTTACTGCTTGATTATAGTTTGAAGGATCATTATGATGATTGTTGTGGTAAGGACTTTCCATTAAAAACGGTAGTGGTAAGTTCGTAGAATCATCGTTCGTATCAAAATTCCGATACCCCCATTTATGCAAAACTATATTGGTAAACGCTGATATATGAAAAGCGTATACCACAGGCACAGCAAAAAAGTAAACCGTTATTCTTGGGTCTATTATTGCACTTAGTATAATAGTTGACCAGTATATCTTAAAATAGTATCTAGTTGTTAGTGGGTGCATAGGGTCTTTAGACAGCCTTTTTATAGTTCTTGGGTCTATCATCAAACGCTTACCTACACTTACCCAAAACCAAGTCTTAAACCATTCGTATGCAGGGTGAGGATCTTTTTCTTTGTCCGAATACCTATGATGATTTGCATGGTTAGCCGCCCATATCATTGGAGAGCCTTGTAACCCCATGATTCCTAAGAAATTTAATACTATTTTAGTGCCTCGATGTACGTTAAAAGAGCTATGCGATAGGTATCTATGACAATATAATCCTATACCGTAACCCGCTATTAACACAATTCCAACTAAAGAAAGCCAAAGCCACTGCGGATTCCACAACATATACAAACCTGTATAGCATACCGTATGCATTATGACTTGTGAGGTTACTAACTTAATGTGCGACGTATTATCAATCATTTATATTTACTCGGTGTTTGCTTCCATAAGTTAGAAACTATAGATCTTCTATATCCTTTGACTACGTTAGTAACTCTATGTTGCGCATTAGGTGTAAATAAGATTAATCTGTTTGGTACGGGTTGTATACGTTCGAGTTCTCCATCATCTCTTTTTATTTCTAGGTAGCCCCCAACACAAGGTTCTGTGTGCGCATAGTATATAAACCCGTAATCAGCTGTTTTAACTTCCCCAGAATCAACAAGCTTTTGTTCTTCCTCTGGGTCTACCCACCTGTCAAGGTCATTATCTGTATGAAACCCAATATAATCTTGTGTTTCTTTAGGCCCAAAACGTTGCTCCCAATACTCCCAGCCCTCTGAGTTCATAACTACATACTTTGGAAAAACTTGTTTCCAAACATAAACGCAAAAGTCTTCTACGGGATTAGACGTTTTATCCTTCCATTTACGCCATGTTAAAGGTATCTGCTCGGCTCGTTGAGTTACAACTTTTAGTCTATGTTGTTTAGGTAATAAGTCGTCGAGAATAATCATTTAAACCAAGGGCCAACTAACCAAGTGACAATACTTCTACGAATACCATTAGTTACTGGCTCAACTCCATGATTCATGAAACTAGGGAACACAAGCACCGTGCCTTTTTCTTGAGGTGGGTATGTCCTTTCATGCCCGTTTTCCAGATATAACTTGCCGCCTTCAAAGTCATCATTTAAAAACGCAAGTACTGTTAGCTTTCTAGTTTCGTTAGCCCCAGGAAGACAAAAAGTGTCAACATGACTCTCGTAATGCCCATTTATATCGTATTTTAAATACTCAGCTTGGTTACTGTGGGTTATATCAAACTTCCAAGCACGTTGATTAATATTCATGCCCATACCAGAAAGGGTCGCACCAATACCTAGTTCATGAGTAATAGGTATTTTATTAACGTCTCGTACAGCTAAGTCAACTACATAGTTATCCTCACTACCAACTGACGCTTTTTGAGCCTCTACGGCTTCAAACTTCTGCATCATTTGGTCACAAGAAATATTAGCTATAGCATTTGGAACGTACCAATAAAGTATTTCTTCCAATCTATTATTTATGGGTTGCTGTGGTTGATCGTGATGTGCTAAGCAAGATCGTTTGTCGTATTTCCATTCAGCATTAGGGCCATCTTGCTCTACATAATGTAAAAATATTTGCGTTTGCCATTCACTTTTTAATTCTTCTCTCCAGTGTGGTACTTCACAACCTTTATAAATAACCGCGTCACCAATTTCTATTGTTAGTTTTTTTGAATTTTTTATACGGTATATTCTGTCGTCTTCTCCAACTATTCCTTGATCTGTATCTTCTCCAGGATCTGCCGCCCAAAAAGGCCATACTTCTCCATCATGGCCTAATGTAATTGTTACGCTATATTCGCAAGCAGGTCTATCGGTATGGCATTTTAGAACTTCACCTTTTGGATATAAACGAGCGTAAGAATATGTAGGAAACAATTTTTTACCTGTTTCTTCTTCCATCCTAGGTAAAAATTCTTCGAGTATCCTATCGGTAATAGGTTGATGCCCCATAGACCAACTTTTAGGGCACTGAGGATCTTGTCCCGCTTTTTCATCTGTAGTACATTTATGTAGCCATTTTGTTAGGTAGCTACAAGTTTCTTTATGTAACGCATTGGTGACGTGCTTAAAGTTATCCATTTAATTTTTCTATCGCCTCCTCAAGCGTTAAATCATAAAAAAGTTGAACAATACTTCGATTGCTTCTTATAGCTTTGACTGCAACGCGGCGATCAAAACCACTAACCATTCTTTTTATTATTGATTTTTCTGAATCTATAGTAGGTAACACAGAGTGAGTTGTAAACGGATCTATAGCCCATATATCACCGTCTTGAGCAGTAAAACTTTCTACAGGGTCGATAAGATCAGGATTTACATTAACGTACCCGTTACCTTGATCTTCGATGTATCTATCGTCGTGTTTTATTTTTCCTTGCCAAAAGGAAGTTTTTTCCCCACTAACCCCCATATAAAAATTAATAATTATATGTCGTGGGCCAGTATGTACGTGTGGGAGTAATAGCTTAATATTTGTTAAAGACGAATCTACGCAATAGTCTTTAATTTGAGGTAGTACGTCTACAAATTTTAATGCTTCGTCAATTCCAAATTTAAATCGTTTTAAACTATAAAACTTTGAACGTTTTAGTCTTCCGTGTTCAGAAATTAAATCTCTTCCTGAAGTATTTAAATCTGGTATTTTTGCATTAACCTTGTAAGCGTATTTCATAAAAATAATATGCCGTACGAATCCTCATTTGTTGTTACAGAAATTTCTGAAGTTTTTGCGTGTATCTGGATCGGATCTGTGTAAGTAGTACCGTTTATAGTAATACTACCTTTACAAAAAAATAATTTAGTGCCAACAGGTAATGTAGTTGTTTCCCCAGAAGTCACAAGCCATTTGTCAACGTAAGGCATCCAGTTGTTATTGGCCTCTGCGCAAAGACACCAACACGTAGTAGCTCCTTGAGCATCAAAAATTAAAGTTCCGTAAAACTCTTGTAACTCTGCGGGTGTCCACCATTGTCCAGTAGTAGAATCAGGTAATGACTCGTTAGCAGGAGTACTTGCAGCATCCGTATGCGCGTTAATCATGGTGCCTTCAGTAATATAATTTGTCCATACTCTCCCCTCTGGATGCGGAGTAACAACATGATCTCCATCGTCATATGTAGTTTTTATAACTATGTACCCAAACGCTCTATACGGTGTTGTGCGCGTAGTCATTTTTATACCTCAACTGTATCTGGATCTACTTGCTGACCTTCTGTAGATGGTGTAGGTGTAATATCGGAAACATTAAATGTTTGTTCTGTGCCAGACAACCCACTATATACAGCACTTTCTGTGGGGTTATTTGCTAAGTCTTCGCTCGTTTTTATTTCTTCGCAGATAGATACGCCTGCTCTCGCTACTTCTTCTAAGACCGCATCTGCCGTAGTAGCGTGAGGCCACATTAACTTAGGCTGAAAAGAAAAAGAATTATAGTCATCAGGATTACTAGAAGCCGTTTCGTCCGATGCAAACTTACATACAAGTGATTGCCCGTCAGCTTCCCAAGCAATAATTTTAACTGTGATTGTGTTCATAATATCCTCTTTTAAGAAACTTGACCTTGACGTGTGCCTGTAGCAGGGTATGTGATGAACGGATTGCCGACTACGTAGAATCCTCGTGTTCCACCGCCACCACCAGATCCTGCTCTGTAAGACGTAGTAGCACCACTGCCGCCGTTACCATTAGCACCTCGACCACCACCAGAACCACCGTTACCAGCCCTACCAGAACCAGGATTGATAAGGCGACCAGCACCACCGCCACCGCCACCACTTGAATTACCTCCACTTCCAGAGCCACCTCCAGGGTTACCACCGCCACCACCAGAACCAGCAGTGTTACCTGCACCGCCACCACCGCCACCGCCACCAGCATAAGCAAATGTAGTGGGAGATTTAGGATTAGGAAATGCTGCTACACCTGCTCCACCGCCACCACCGCCGCCGCCACCACCAGCTAAAGTGCCGTTATTAGTGAGTGTCGTTGTGAAGTTTACATATACTGCATTTCCACCAGTGCCACCGCCACCACCGTTACCACCACCGTTACCACCACTACCAGGGTTACCTGCACCGCCACCACCGTTACCACCTCGACCTTGAACTACTCCGTTGTTAACTATGGTTACTGTGTCCCCAGCGGTAAATGCGTTAGGTACATTAAGTGCGTAGGTGCCTGTAGACGAAGAACCAACTGTAACCCCTGGTTGAATCGTAAGTGTTACATCTGCTATGCCTGCGGTATAAAGAGGACTTGCACTTGCTTGAGTGTAAACATTGTAGTTCTGCGTATTAGCAGATATGGTAAGTGGTACAGCAACGCGATTAGTTGCTCCGTAAAAGTCTCCTATTCCTATAGCACCTGACGTAGGTATACTTGTATTTGCTGGAGCGTCAGGAACTAAACTACCTCCTCGGTAGTATTCACTCATAGCATTAGGTGTTGTATCACCAAACTCGGTAGCGATCTCAGATATTTTTAGTGGGCCAGAACTAGGAATTGCCATTTATTTACCCTCTTTAAGCCTCGCAACTTCATCGGAAAGTTCTTTAACAGCTTCAATCAACAAAGCATGAAGTGCATCATAACGCACTGTCTTATATGCTTGCCCGTCATTCTGTTTTAGTGGAAGCTCTTTTTCTATAACAGCTTCTGGTAAAACTTTTTCAACGTCTTGAGCGATCACACCAGCAGACACTTTACCGTCTGTCTTATACTTAAATGTGACGCCACGCAATTGTTTAACTTTATCTAGTGCGCTGTCAACAACCTTGATATCTTCTTTCAAACGTTCGTCAGATACCGTTGTCGAGAATGCAACAACATCTCCATCAGCATGAAAATCACCATCTGCTTCCATACGGAAGTTATCTAGTGCGTTAGTGGTGAATCTCATTGAGTTATCAGCATGGTTGTATCTAATACCACCCGACGAAGCGCTAGTTGCATCTCCGAACTGTATGTAAATGTTAGCAGCATCGTTGCCTACTCGATACTGATGAATTACGTCTGAAGTAGAGGATGTATCTGAGTTATAAGTTCTAGTATAAAGATCTGCGGCAGTTGATTGTGTAACTTCAAATCGATAACCGGTAGGAGCAGCACCACCAATACCAACGTCCCCATCACTGTCGATACGCATTGATTCTGAAGCGTTTGTATGAAAATACATAGCATTATCTGAATGGTTATATCTAATAACACCAGCATCAGAATCAGCACTATCCCCAAAAAATATATAATTAGAAGCTGTTGTCCCGCCAATTGCATTTCTAAAAATACTATGATCACCAGAGTTAGTGCCTTCAGTTCTTAATCTCATTTCTGCATCTCCAGATGCAGCCGCAACGTCTAAAGAGTATCCTGGGGCACTTGTCCCAACACCAACTCGATTATTCGTTGCGTCAACAACAAGCGTGTCTGTGTCTACTGTTAAGTTACTAAGAGTATTAATAGCTTCTACAACATCCGTTCCGTTATTGAACAAAAGTGTAGTTTTGCCTGCTGGAACTGCTACTCCAGTCTGACCAGATACTTTAACTGTACAAGCGTCCGCTAAACCGTTATTAACTACGTACATCTTCTCGATAGCAGGTACGTTTAGAACTCTTGCACCTCCAGAAGTACCGGTTAGGTTTAACCGCATATTACGTGCGTCTTGGCTAGCGTTATCGTCAGTAAGGGTTAATGTTACGTCCCCACTAGAGAAAGCTACATCTACTGTGCCTGCTATAGATTCTTCAAGCGCAGTGCCTAAATTTACATTAGTTACAGTACCCCAAGTGCCAGCGTTATCACCAGTACCCATGAGTTGTAACTTAAGATTTGATGAATATGTTGATGCCATTTTTTACTCCTAGGCCGCTATGGGCAACCAATTAGGTGTTTGATTATCGTCTATGTCACCCCACACAAGTGGAGTTATTGTGGAAACTGTTGCTGAAAGTCCCGTGATTGTAACAGAACTGTCTGCACGTACTGTAACCGTTCCTAGCACATTTGATGCTGAAACGCCTGTTAGAGTTACAAAGTTAGTAGTCCTAGTCTCTAATGTACCCGTGCTAGCAGTTGCTTGTAAACCTGCTGGAGATCCTTTAGCCCCTGCCGCAGCCGTAACACTGCCTACAGATACACTAGCAGAAACTCCATGAACTGGGTGATCTGCACCCGCCTCAACTTCTACTCCGGTGCTTAAAGAAGCTGTAAGTGGTGTTCCAGTTAGCGTTACATTAGCAAGACCTGTCTGAGTAGCTGTTCCTAACCCAGTAGTGCCTTGCAACCCTGTTAAAGAAACATCAACAAATAAGAAGCCGCCCCAACCTTGGTCGGAGTCGTTCCACGTATTGTACCCCCATGTATGAGGTAGTAATACCGCGTCTTCTCCAAGAGCAGATGTAGCTCCTAACCCAGTAACCGTAACAGACTTAGGTATGCTAGCTGTTGCCGTGCCTAAAGTAGCTGTTGCAGGTACCGCAGTTAAGGTAGCACTACCTTTTGCTTGTACAGTTAAATCACCTGCTACGCCAAGACCTGAAACACCTGTAACTCCGTGATTTGAATCTGCATCGAGCGCTACATTGTCTGTTGAAGCAGTTGCCGTTACACCAGTTAAATTTACATCTATACTTTCCTGCTTGTTCGCATTTCCAACGCTTGAGGTCGCGGCTACTCCGGTAACAGATACAGAGGCAACTACAGTACCCCCCCATCCATTGTCGTTATTCCAAGTAGACTCGTTCCAAGCAATTACGGACATATTATTTAAGCAATTCTAATAATTGCGTTTGTCGCGTCGTTAGTTGGGAAAATAACTGTAAAGTCTCCAGCTGTTGAAGTCTTATCACCACCAAAGTCCAGAACTGCTACTGCTGCATTTGGAACCGCACCAGAAATACCGTTAGCTGATGGAGTGTTGTTGTAGATAAGAGCGCCACGGGCTGTAACTGTTACATTGGAAAATGTAAGGTCACTAAAGTCTGTAAAGCCAGTACCAGCGGTCACACTAGTTTCTGTTTTAGCCACACCCGTATTAGTGAGGTTTGCACCACCAGCTGAATAGTTAGTACCAGTAACTTCGTTAGTAGCTGAATAGGCTGTGGTGTTTGCATTAATTGTGGCTGAAGAAGTATAAAGCGCTAACTTAAATGTATCTCCAGTTGAGTTACGAAAATCGTGTACAGCCAACATAAGCTCAGCTTTGAAAGAAGTACACATTGCTTGTGAAATTGCCATGATTGGCTCCTTATGAATCTAAGATTGATATAAGTTCTGAATAACCCGCGTTGGTGAGCTTGTTAGCCAGAGTTACGTTGTGAGACTTTACAGCCTCGTTTAAATAAAAAATTAGAACTTGTTTGATTTGTGCTCTAAATGCTTCTGCTTGATCTCTAATAGCCGGATGGGATTGTGACCCCACCGAAATAATTTTATCTAGTGCCCGTTCTGCTATTTCTTCAGGTGTAAACCCTCGACCACTTGTAGTAGCTACTGTTATACCATCTCCACCTAATAAAAAAGAAAGTTCTTCGGTTTGCATATTATTTAACTGGATACCTTACTTGTGGGGTTCTATACATATCTTGACGATTCTTAGCATCACCAAGCATTTTAATTAATCCTAGTGCTTCATCATAGCGTTTCTGGTAATTAACAATCTCGTCTGGTTCTGCCTTCATAAACGTAGCAGCTTCCATCAAAGACCCATACAGAAGTACAGAATCAAAATCATCTCCTAAATAAGATGTCCCCGCGTCTACAATAGACTGTGGGTAATAAAAGTAATGCAACTCCATCGCATAGTTACTGTTTGGTGTAGGCCCAAGAATAAAAGAGGTGTCATCAAAAATAGCATAATGCGTCGGAACACCTGTTGCTGTTGGGTCTGGAAACGATTCCCGAATAAAGTTAACGTCTTTATTTAAAAGAAACGTTTGACTGCTATCAGCAGCAATAACAGCTAGCGAAAATGTAGATAACCAATCTAATGGTATGCCTAAATACTTATTGTCTGTAGTCAGATTACCTGTCACGTTCTTACGTAAATCAGGCAGCTGAACGACATTAAAAACCCGTTGCTCAGCCTGGCGTATAAACGTATCAATCTGCTCTTTAGTTGTAAAAGAGGTCAATGTACCTAGGTTAGTAGGATCATCTACAGATGTGCTCGGAAACGTATTTTCAACGTAGCCTTGGATCGTTTTAAATAAAGTATTGTAGTCCATTTAACCCATCTTTTTGCTATGTCCAGTTCCTTTTGTAGCAGCGCCAGTACCACGAGTCTTTTGTGTCTGAGTATTTGCTACATTGTTTGGGTACCCGTCTACATTTGGTACAGGCACTGGTTGGGGCTGTTTAAATTTTCCTGTATCTTTCATATCAATTCCTTAACTAGTTGTGATTGTTACCGTTCCTACTTGTCCACCACCTTCTAAATCATCTTCGAGTCCACTTAACTCTAATGGGTTATCTAGCCCTACTGGGTTCCAACCCCATTGTATATCTCTTGACTGTTCATAGCTATTATCTGGCCTAGGATTACGTAACGCTTGCGGATCATCTACAGGGTACATACCTAACTGATTCTGCGGTTGATCCGGCTCCCAACAAGTAGGACACACTAGAATGTTAACATTTTTGGTTTTTATGGTTAACTCTTTTAACTGCTTGAGTTTATATTGAAAACCGCAACGATCACATTCCGCTATCGCATTTTTGCCGGAAGCAAATTTATTAGCCATATTTAGCCTTAATAAAACATTTGCCGAGGCGCTAACCTTAGAGAAGCCTTCTCTCTATCCTCAGTTGAAGCAAAATTCCATTGTTCCTCGTAAGCTAATTTCAACATCTCAATTCGATCCATAG